CGAAATTGGTCTCATGGAAACTTCATGAATTTTAGATCGAAATTGGTCTCATGGAAACTTCATGAATTTTAGATCGAAATTGGTCTCATGGAAACTTCATGAATTTTAGATCGAAATTGGATGACCTTCATGAATTTTGGATCGAAATTGTTGGGACCCGCATGGAGATGGATGCCCTCCGTGGACCCCGTGAATTTTAGATAAAAATTGGATCATATGGATCTCCATGAATTTTAGATCGAAATTGGAACGGGGTCTAGGGGCAGCGCTGACCAGCGGTTCCGTCGCGGTTGTATTGGCCGCCGTTGGGACAGGTGCAGGTGGCCGGACTTCCCGTTACGCCATTCGGAAAACACCTCTTACCTTGGGGAGCTGAATCTATGTAGGTATATCCGGAAGGACACAAGGCGGGAGTTAGTCCTCCTGATGCTGATCGACATCTTGAACCTGCTGAGAGACTGGAATTGTTGTAGCTATAACCACTTGGACACATAGCAGTCGTAACGCGGCTGTCAGTAGCTGCGAGACATCTGCCACCTGCTGGAGCATTTGTGTTGTAAAATGTACCGTTTGGGCATACACAGCTGCCTTCACTGTATCCTGAACGACCATATCCCATATAAAGGAGAACTAACACGACCACGACCAGACCGACTATCATCGGAGTCTTGAAGGAAGTTTTCATATATTAAATATTTAGAAATTAAATAGGAATGAATTGCAAGTATAAAGATGCGCTGGGTGTTCCTGGAAAAGGTTCACATTCCTTTAGGTTTATGGGATTCTCGGTTAGCGACACAGTAATGACCTTTATAGGTGCATGGATACTCGCAAAGGCCATAGGTCTACGCTATTTACCAACTCTGTTAGGGCTCCTAATTTTGGGTGAAATTATGCACTGGTATTTTTGTGTGGATACAGCCTTTATTAAACTGATCAAAAAATATCAGTCTGGTAAATCCACTCCAGACCTTTTCTTGACATAGAATAGATATGAGCGGTCTCGTTCAATTAATTGCCCGAGGCCCAGAAGATGAACATTTGAGTGGAAGCCCGAACACATCATTTTTTAAAACAAAATTTACAAAGTACAGCCAGTTTTCAAGTTCTGTGCTCAGACAGACACCCGAGGGAACTCCACAGGCTTCAGGTATGTCTACTATAAAAATAGACCGAAAGGGCGACTTTCTCAACTACATCTATTTAACGGCCCAGGACTCTACGGGTCTCGTAACAAACATAGACTGGACGTCGAATGTTATCGATAAAACACAGCTCTGGATCGGAAGTCAGATGATCGATGAACAAGATTCCGTATGGAACAATAATATAGAGCCGGTCGTTGGAGCATCGACTCCAAGTCAGGCGCGTTTAGGACCGGGAATAACAGGAAGTTCTCCAGGATACAACTCGAACTCTTTTTATCCATTAAAATTCTTTTTTTGTAAAAATTGGGAATCTTCTTTGCCCCTTGTGGCTCTCCAGTTTCATGAAACGACTCTCAAGATATTTTGGTCAAAAAACTTGGGAATATCACCGACGGGTGTATCAAGCGCATCATCATATGCGACCTTGACGTATACTTTATGGTCCAACTATATTTACATAGATCAGGCCGAGCGTGATTTTATAACTAAAAATCCTCAAAATTTGCTGATAACGCAAGTACAGCGTCAACTGGTTCCGATTATTGGAAACCAGATGGAACTATACTTTTCGAACCCAGTGAAATACTTGGCCTTTCAGTCAAACTCTTATTCTTCTGTATACGCATCAGGTAGGAGCCTAAATATGAAGGTTCAAATTAATGCAGTAGACGTTGGAGATTCAATGTCATTACTTCAATGGGTCGATGTTCCGCAGTACTATCATACACCCGTGGGATATTCGCAAAATGTATCTAATGTGGCCATAGTTCCTTTTTGTCTAAACACTGCAAGTCTTCAACCGACTGGAACTCTGAACTTTTCTAGACTCTCTTCTTTTAAATTGATAACTCCGGACAACCAAACCGTAAACACCTTGACTCTAACGGCGGACAATCCCCTCCAGGCTTATATTTATGCCGTAAATTACAACTTTCTATGGATAGAGGATGGAGCCGGTTCATTATTATATTTGACATAATTATGACGACCATTCTTAGGTTTAATAATGAGATTGAGTCTGAGCCCTTTAGTAATGTTCAAATTTCGGATGTAAATTTATACTATTATTCTTACAATGGACTACCAAATTCAGGAGTAATAGTCTTTCCTTTTTGTTTGGATATAACGAGCTACTCTGGAAGTACAAACATCTCTAGATTGGGTAAATTTGAAATAATTTACCCTCAAAATTTTTTTTTAGGAACTTACATTTATGCTGTTAGGTACAATGTTCTCAAGTTTGCGAACGGAAGAGCATCTTTATTATATGATTAAATATAAATGAACGTCTTGCTCCGGGGCGAGCAGGACGCATGGCTTACGGGGAGCCCCGACGCCAGTCACTTCAGGAGCCTCTACAGTAGAGCATCTAATTTTGGCATGGAAACTGTCAAAATTAGATTTGATACAAACGGCAATGCTCGAGTTCCCCGTAAGGGTGATCTCCTCGGGAAATGCTATATATCCATTGAAGATTCAAATGGGAATTTATTCATTCCGAATTCCTGATCGGACCTGTTTGATACTATAGACTTTTATATAGGAGATCAGCTGATAGATAGTCAAGATTCGGTGTATTCCACAATGATATGGCCGGTCATCGAGTCGGACAACATTTCCCAATCCGTTTCTCCGGCCGGCTTTTATCCTCTTCATTTCTTTTTCTGTAAAGATCCGAGTAGTGCTTTGCCCCTAAACTATATTAAATATCAAGATGTTGACTTTAGGATCAAGAGCCCGGCCTCGGGATACAATTTTGTCATATGGGCCACATTCTATTATTTATCAGCAAATGACCGTGAACTTGTACCGACCGAAATGCTAATAACTCAGAACCAAAGAGTCGCTTGGAATAATCAGAACGATTTTACAAATATAATTGGAAACGTGAAATATGTAGCCGGACTTATTAATTACTTTTTGTCATTAACTGTATATGATAAAATTCTATACACTTTTAACTCTATTAATATTTTTTATTTTCAAAGTTCAGGGTTTATAACGAAATGGTCATCTGGAATAAAAAATGACGCGTCTGGTGGTCTTCCGACTGGTTTACACATGTCAAGTGTGGACGGAACTTTTTTGGTAGATCCCAATTCCAGTATACCCTCAACTACAATTTACGTTTGTATACATAGTTTTAATAATAAAATTATCAAAAGTTTTGTAATAACAGCAATATCAACTCCTTGGTTATCAACAACTAATATAAATACGCTCCCCTCTATTATACCCCAGACACATGCTACTCCTACACAGGCTTTGGACCTCAAATTTAGCGAGCTTGAGGTATGGAACTCGGGACATAGTGGGCCATACCAACAATACCTAAACATTCCAGCATTTTCAATTAGCGGACAAACTACCAATATTATTTTTGGAAACAGAGGTGGTTCTTTTATAGGTCCTGTAATAACAGCAACCGGTAATTTTGTCCAATCTTCTAATTGCCTGACTATAACAACAATTGATTCTTTTAATTTAATATATGCGACAAAAACCAGACCGTCTGACACAGGAGGAACTTTAACCAAAATTACATATAGTATTCCAGTTACAGGCGTTACTATAACCGGTTCAGGAACTACCGCGACAGTTACTGTTCCTCTATATACGAATGGACAGCCACAGTATGGTCATTATTTAAACAACGGAACTTATTCAGGGTTTGTCATAACGGTCTCTGGAAATGATACATATACACAAGCCCCAGGGTCGACGATTACAGTTAGTTCACCTTCGGTATTTACTTATACTACATCTGGAACCATAACCGGTTCAGCTCCAACCGTAGTTTCTATAGTATATACTTGCACAACGGGTATGACGGCCACGCCCATATTAACCGCTGCGGCCAGTGTGTTAAATAGCCCGAACCCATCTTATACTTCAAATCTTATAGTATACGCGAGCAACTACTGGCAAAATGAAATTCTAGTGGCGTTTAGTTCGGGCCACCCATTTATGATTGGAATTTTTAGTTGGCCAAATTATTCTTTTAGTGGAACTCAATATGCAGGAATGTTTAACATTGATTCTGTGGACTATTATGGAAATCCCATAACAGAACAAAACTTCGTATCTCTTGTAGATGATTTTAGAAATGTGTGTAGTACTGATGCAGGGCTGAACGATCAATTGGGATACCAAAGAGAGCAATCGGATACTTATAAATACAATATGTACATTTCTCATTCGTTTGGAACTCCATATGACCAGGGAGGAAATCCATTGTTTTGGACCCCTGGAAATGTGAGTACAGCTTCTAAACAATTTCCCAATGTATTGACGGGAAGTTCTATATACGCCGGAGATGACAGCTTCACGACAGTAGGTAGTTATACAACACCCATTCCCAGTTCCACAAGTGGTCAACAGTTTAATGTTTCAGATCTTGGCAATGCGTTGCATGAAGTGGCTCATATAATACAAGGGAGTGCCGGCCCCACTGGAACTTACGCACCGGGTGTTGCACCTCAGGGCGCTACATGGTGGGAGGAGACAATGTGCGAGTCTTTAAGAACAGTTTATTATCAAAATAAAAAATTTTCATTGAACCCACCCGCAATAGTTGGCCAAGGAACGTGTCACATGGAAAATTATCTAATGACGTGGGTCGATTCTTTTATAGGAGGTTTTAGGCACATTTGTATATATAGTGGTGTTGTGGCATGGACGAATTCATCCTTTCAGGAATTTCTTCGACAGAGAATAAATCAAAATATACTTGGAATTATGTTGCAAAATCCTATAAGTGGCCAGGATCCTATCGACCGGTTATCATCTCTAACCGGATGGACGATAACAGGACTTTTTGCGGAATGGATGTATTGGATAATTAATTTACCAAGTCTCATATCACTTTTCCAATACCCAGGTTGGGGGTTTCTTACTATTAATCAACCCGACCCAAACAGCCCAGAAGTAAACTGTTTTACTCGAGACCGATCAGTCGCAGGAGTCATAACATTCAATACGGGTTCTAATTTTGTAAAAAAAAGATGGGATCAATTCGGATATTTTATGCCAGTTTCAGCGTCGACAAATGGCTTAATAACTACGTTAACTCCCAAGTTTCAATATTTAGACAGGTGTGGTTTCGAGGTAATAAATATTTCAGGAAATTTACCGGCCGGTACAACCTCCTATACAGTTAGTTTCACACCGGTACTAACAAATTCTAAATTTTCCATAACCGGAGGAAACTATTCGATTTCAGGAACTAATATATTTATAACAGGAACAACCATATCGGGCGGTCCACTTATGGGAGCAACCATGAATATCGCATCATCTTACAACAACTGGGGAACTGATGGAGGATGGGCATATTTAAGTAATATTTCGGGAAGTACATACACGATAGCATTTGGCTCAGGTTCGCCTTTGTCTTCTTTGACGTCAGGACCCATAACCAGTCCTATAATTTTTGATACAAATTTGAATGGGTCGAGCGCGAGCGACTGGATAGGAGTGTGCTGCGTTTTGGATGCGACAACTGGGGCATGTGTACGATCACTATCACAGCCATTGAATTCAGGAGTCCAGAGCCAGATATATACATCGTCAGAAATTGTAGTATTTGGAATATCGTGTACTAATAAAATTCCAATATCCAAGGGAAATATGCTTGTACAATTTTCAGTTGGAATTACACAAATAACTACTCCGCCTAATCAAATTATAGACACATCTCGTGGCTCTGTGAGCTTCACAGTGTCAATTCCAAATTTATCTGGTGTTTCTTGGGGGTGGAGCGGAACTTGGGTTTCGCCACAGTTACCGCGCGGCCTGTCTGTATCTTCTCAAAATGATTCGGGTATAACATTTACAGCCGCTAAATATTCTACGATAACCACTTTTAATATGATTGTATGGGCTAAAAATTCAGGACCATTTACAAGTACAACTTCATTCAATGTTTCTGCAGCTCCTGGACGACCTTTTCTTACTTCGCCCGGAAATCAAATTTTAGACACGACCTCGGGTTCTCAGACCTTTACTGTTACAAACTCGGCCAGTTCGGGTATAACTTGGACATATACAAACCCCCTCCCAACGGGTCTGACCGTCTTATCCCAATCTGACAGCAATATAATCTTTAGTGTTGATCAGAATTCTTCTATATCCCCTTTTAACTTGTCGGTTACAGCGACAAATGGTGCCGGATCGAGTTCTGTCTCGTTCAGTGTTTCTGCAGGAGCAAAACCCAATCTTGCTTCGCCAGGGGATGAGTTTAAAGATTCAAATGGCGCTAACCCTCTATTCAATGTTATAAACGGAGCACCAACTTCTTCTGGTGTAAGTTGGATGTACACAACTCCTCTTCCATCGGGTATATACGTCTCATACCAAGAAGACGACGCTATTACTTTTTCTATTATTCAATATGCCGTCGTACCCACTTTTATCATGACGGTTACAGCGACAAATGGTGGCGGATCGAGTTTTGTATCATTCAATGTTTCTGTAGGAAGAGCTCCCACTCTTATCAACCCGGGTAATCAAAGTCTAAACACATCTTCGGGTCCTCAGGGCTTTAGTGTTAGAAACACGTCCGGTTCAAATATAACTTGGACATATACAGACCTCCCAGCGGGTCTAACCCGCTCGTCCTATACTGACAGCATTATAAATTTTGAGGCTGCTCAACATTCTATAATAAGTATTCCTATCTTTAAACTTACGGCGACAAATGTTTTCGGGTCGCGTTTTGTAACATTCAATGTTCAATCAACGGGCTAATTTTCGTAAATTCCTAAAATTTCTTTGATGACTTCAGATCGGACCACATCATCTTCTTCGAATTTTACATGAAAAATGCTTCCAGAGTTTTCGATCCGATCCAAAAGATCCGAAAGTCCGTTCAGGTCAAACCCCCGGTCGTGTTGATCAGGGTCGCCCGTTATGACCATCTTTGATCCTTCACCGATTCGGGTCAGAAGCATCTTCATCTGAGACGGCGTGGAATTTTGCATTTCGTCTCCTATGATCCAGGCATTATCAAACGTACGACCCCGCATATAGGCCAAGGGGGCGATCTCTATTTTTTCATCCAAAATTAATTGATTGACTTTTTGAGGAGTTATGTATTTGTGAAGAGCGTCAAACATAGGACGGGTCCACGGGTCCATTTTCTTTTTCAAATTTCCGGGTAAAAATCCATGCTGCTCATCCACACTAACTGCAGGGCGCGTCAAAATGAGGCGGTCGACCCGACCCGAAACGAGAGCCTTGGCTCCCACGTGGCAAGCAAAAAGGGTCTTGCCCGTTCCGGCCGGTCCAGATCCTATGACGACGGGAGCCTTGGAGAGAAGCAGGTTTAGGTACTTTCCCTGAGTAAGCGTCTTGGGGGCCAACATTTATATATGCAAATAATAAATGTCGGCGGCCCGCATCCTCCAGCAAATAAGGAATCTAGAAAAGTCCATAAACAACCGATATCAAAATTATATAAATACGACGATGAACAATCCTGGACGCTATGCCCGTTTCAACCGTAGAAATGACAACGCCAAACTCAAACAGCTCAGAAAGAACCTCAACTTGGCCATAAACAAGGAGGGGAACAGTCTAGCAAAAGATTTGCGAAATGCCGAAGCAAATTATAAAAAACTGAAAAACGCCTCGCATACAAATTTATATAATCTTCGGAGAACAAAGTACAGACATCTGTTTAGCGACCCGCGCTACCCATACATGCGTTCCTATGAAAGAGCCGGGAATCACGGACTCCCGACTAGCAACCAGTTTCTGGCCGAGGCAAAGGCCATAATGAATGCAGTCAATAGTGCCGAGAAAAGGATGTATTATCTGAAGAAAAAGTTCAATCAACGCCAGAATATGGCCAGGGAGATTATCAGGAAGCACGTGAAAAATCCTACACCCGGTGGCCTTCTGAACAAAATTCGCTACGAGCCCAACTATGGATTAGTTTACGCAAATACACGCAGTGGAAGTTTGCTCGCCAAGCCCCGCACAAACGCCAATTGGGTCCGGTTGCTCCGGGAGGCCCGGAGACAGGGGCGACGACAGGGCATTAGTCTCCGTACAGTCAAAAATGTACGCAACTAGTATGAAGAGACACCCGAGGCATATAGTCCTGAGTCGACGCTCGTGGCCCGAGAGGTACTTTGCGGGTCTTTCACGCTCACTCAAGTTGTCGCGATCCAAAGAACTTTTAAAACGCCGGACCTCTCCCTATTCTAAACTAAAATTGGGCAAGTCCAACAAGGGCGGGGCGAAGAAAAAATCTCATTGGACCAGTAAATTTCACGAGGTTTATCCGGACCTAAAGTTTAATAAGAATGCTATTGCTCGGCGAACGGGCATTAGTCGTTCGACGCTCAATACGGTATATAACAGGGGACTCAAGGCGTGGAAGACGGGTGGGAGTCGCCCAGGGACTACAGCACCCCAATGGGCCGTAGCGAGAGTATATAAATTTGTCTTAATTACAAAACGAAAAGCTCCTAAATCTTGGTACGCGACGAGATTCGACCCCGATCAGGACTTGAGGACGCGCGCCTCGTCCGGAAACCGCTCTTTTAGCTGAAGTATAGTATAGTTTGCATATTCGGAATAATCGGCCAAAACTTTAGCGACCACGGAAGCTTCACGGGAATACTGCGCATCTTGCCACGCGTGAGCCGTCACGTTTCCGAGCGTCGCTTCATCCATGGCAAAGCTGTTATTTTTTAAAACTTCAAATAATCTTTCCATTACACTATATACTTGGTTAATCTTAAACTATGACACAAGTATCTAGAAAGTCCTGAACATATTGGGGGGCCTCACTGCAGCACTCGCGGACTATCCACGCGTGATTGATGCGTCGGTCGACATTGTACTTTGCCAAGACTTCGAAAACCTCGGGGTTCCAGTGAGTCTCGTGGCGCCAATAGCCATCGTGACCCTGAAGGACCATCTCCAGAACCGAGAATCCCCTGGCGTCTTTGAAGTTTACGTCGGCTCCATTCTTCAGAAACATCTCGATAGTCTCGGGGTCGCGCCACTCGGCCACATGCATCAGGCCGGCCGTATTCACCTCGGGGGACTGAATCCCAAAGAGAGTTTCGAGTTTCACTTCGTGCTCTGTGTGAACAGCCATAAGCGCATTGGCAACTTGAGCCATTGCAGGGGGAACTGCCGCTGTCGCAAGGCGATGAACCTCTTCGATCAAGAGGTTATCGCGCGTCTTGCGCAACTCCGCCTCCTTCCGGCGAAGCTTTGCAATCTCATTGTCGATATCACGAGTTGTGTAATTGGAAAGGGCGTCCCGCTCCTTGACCCAACCGTCATAGGCGGCAATCTGGGACACGTTGGGAGTCCGGCAGAGACCACCCTCCTTGGGTCCCGTGTAGCGCTCCTCGAAGCGAGCGATGTAGTCGTTAAGAATGCTGAGACGGTCCATCTTGTGTTTGGTGTGAAAAACTTGTGTATTCATCATGGCCTGGCCTGGACGGAACACGTTTTTTTATTCTCACTTCTAATAAATGGTGAAAGTAGTTGCTTATGGAAGCATGGGAGGAATGAAATATGTCTGGAAAAATAAAGATGGTTATTTTTACATAAAGGAGAATAAGTTTGGGTTGAAGAAAAATTATGTCACAAAATTCAAAAGATATGCAAACCCAAAGATTTTAATGTTTGCATTTCATCCGTATAGAGGAATCAAGAAATAGAATCGGCCAGAGCCGCAAGCACAGACTATACTATTTAAATCTCGCAAAACCGATATTCTGCTTGAATTTTTTAATTGCATTTAGGCGGTTACTCAATTTGTTCAGCAGCAACAGGTTAGCATTGAGGTTACCCGAAGGTTTGAATGAATGAACATTTCTGATAAGGTTTTTCCTGTTATTAGAGTTCGCAGGGGGTTTATACAAAACCATTATAGGGTATCCGTATCCAGGGCCTTGGTTTTTCGTTTCATGCACAAGACTACTCAATTTTGCTTGATATGCACGCGCCTTGTTAACTATAGAAGTGAGTTGGTTCGCATTATAAGCCGAGTTCACAGCCTGAGAAAATAAAGAATTGGCTAACTTGTTTGTGTTCCATATAATACCTTTTCCTCCTTTAAAGAAATTTGTTAGTTGTTTCTTTGCTTTTTGTTTTTGGATCCGCAGATTTTCCTGATTATTTTTTAGACTTGAGCGAAGTCGGCGAGCATTTTGACGGAGAATACTAGACATGTAATATAACGCAAGATTTTATTATGCCCTCTCGGCCAGAGCCTCAAGCACAGGTTCTTTGACCCATTGATATTCTACTGGAACTTTGGAGGGCCAGATGTAGCCGTAGTCCTTGTAAATACCCACATCGAACGAATAGAACGAGGGATCCTTTCGGTTCAAAGAAGCCTGGTGCGACTTGATAAGAGGCTCCCATCCCCACCATGGAGGAAACCGCGGATTTCCACAGTGCGGTAGTTTCTGCATGGTGTTTTTGTAGCCGCGCGCGACCCATTCATCTATCATTGCGTTTGTATACTTGGCCAGGGCGCAGGTGTATCCTTCCCATGCTCGAGTCGCAGGGTGGTTTCGCCATCCTTTGGTTATACCCTTGAGGGCTCTCCATAATTGGTAGGCTTCTACGCGCTGTTTTCCTAGGCGGCGGTAATCTAGGGACCGCGCGCACTCCACGAGTTCGCTCGAAGTCACAAATGTATTAACCATCTATATTTCTACAATCTCCAATAGACCATCGAGGTGCGGGTTCGACTCTATGATGCTATTGAGCAGGCGCTGAGCGTATTCTAGGGTTCCGGCATACCAGGGATGGTACGTCTTATCGTTAGTGTGGATGATGTGGTACGCCATTGTTTATGGATGGATCTTTTGAAAAACAGCTGGCGCTCACGGAACACGATTTTTAGTACTCGAACGTCTTGGCCACGCGGCACTTTTGGCCGATAATATCGTGATCAATGCACTTGTATACTGAAATACTTGCGCTGCTCAGGTCCGGTTGAACCGGATGAGTTCCCTTGTAGCGCTGGATCCACTGGTTCAGATCCCGAACGTTATCAAATGTTGCAAAGGGTGCACGGTTGACTGTCACGATATAGATGATGTAGGAGAGGAGGAAGCGAGGCATTGTGTTCGAGTTTGCAAAACTCGTGCTCTCAGCGACTTGACGTGGACATGACACGAATTTTAGTCTCGGTGCGAGTTTAAAGACAAGTATAATATACTTGTAAATGGGCACAGAATTTGTACTCTATGGAAGTGAACATTTTAGTAATTTTCAACATTTTATGGACGAAAATATGTGTCTATTAGGTCAGTATATTTCAAAAAATTTACAATGTAAAATAATTATTCCTAATATTCCATCTTATTATAACTCTACTCTTAAGGATATTCTAGATACTCTCGGATTACATGATAGAGTCGAACTAGTAGACTACGAAGTTCAACCTGTTATGTCTGAACCCATGTGGGGTATTACGGAGAATAAAATTTTATTTTACAGAAAACTAAAAGATAGTCTACCAAATTACGAAAACGGACCTGAAAAAATTTTCATAAAGAGAACATGGGGAAAAGGTTCGGGAGGTCATTCAACTCCTATAAGACGCGTTGTGAATGAAGATGATGTACAGCGGTTCCTTGAATCTAAAGGTTTTGTGACCGTAACGTTTGATGGCCTTTCATTCTCTGAAAAAAAGAAACTTTTACAAAACGCCAAGGAGATTGTTACACAGACTGGGGCAAACTGTATCAACTTATTTCTTTGTGAAAAACTCGAAAAAATGATACTACTCACAAATGATAAATTTGGAATGGGGGTGTATTTTACATCATTATGGCAATCTATACATAACCGTGGATTGAAATGCGTAGAAATTGTTTCTGAAAGTATAAACAGGCATTTATTAGTTGAACCACGAGGTAAACCTAATGGTGAGGATAATGGAAATTTTTACGTTGAAATTTTCAGGTTGGAACATGTTATTGGCGACGTAGGTTCGCTCAGTGGGTTTAGTGTTAACTTCTACACATCACGCGAACCACTGCTGTATCATCCTTTTACAATGAGCGCATCCCGTTCCTTGACCCACCCGTCATAGACAGCCATCTGGGACACGTTTGGAATCCTGCACGGACTTCCCTCAACTGGGCTCGAGTACTGTGAGACGGTCCATTGGTTAACTTTTCTTAAATATTACTGAGGAGCCCTGGTCAAATCAAACTTTCCAGAAAATCCTACACGGGCCGATTTTTCATAATTAAGACCTTCCCATTGAACCCAGACCGTCTCGCATTCATGAATAATTTTTGTAATTTTTCCCCGTACATATTTTTGAGGTAAAAATAGGTCGGGTCCTCTAAAAACCTCATCACCAATTTGGGCATTTTCCAAAGTCACAAGTTCGGGCTGTCTAGGTTGACCGAGGTTCCATAAATGGCACTTGATAGCAAGTTCTGAACGTTCTAAATTTTGCGCTATGACATTTACAGGGAGCCCAGACGCCCAGAGTTCCTGCATCCTAGAAGACTCCTCGGGGGTCCATTTCTTATGAGATCTTTGAGATGCCCCTTTCATAATCTGAATTCTCTTATTAATATTTGTTTTATCAGATTTTGAAAGGGACGGCCAAATCGCCTCGAGTGCGATTATGTGTTCCATATTTGTACTATGTTCTGAACCTTTAGTCGATGTACACCCCTTCACACTGCATTTTCCAATATTGGACTGTCTTTTCGAGTGTATCTATACGGGTCAAAAGTTCTGCCTCGATCCTCTCGCGATGAGTCAGTTTATTTTTTAGACGCTCAATTTCATTCTCAAATTGCTTTGACTGGACGCGAACATCCTTAACCTCCAGAGTCTGTTCCCATGCCATGTGCATCTTGGAC